TGCGCCGGGCGTAATGCCGATCTGGTCGTAGCCGTTCTCAGCGGCGTGCTGAATCATGGCCTTGAGCGCCAGCTCGTGCCAGTCCTTGGAGTGGGGGCCATAAGGTACGCCCTCTTCCTTGAGCTGCTCCAACTTGTTCTGCTCTTCCTCAGCATCCTCCAAGGCTTTCATGTGCTCGGCGTACTCGTACTTGTCCATGCCAAGAAATTGAGTCTTTTCAAGGCGCTTTTTCCACTGTGCCACCTCTTTGAGCTGCTTGTCCAAGTCCTTGGGGTGATACCCAGATTCACGCCCCTGCTGGTGCCAGTCGGACTGGATTTCCTCAAGGTGCAGCATCTTCTTGCCTTCAGGCGTCATGCGATCCTTCACGCGAATGCTGGCGAGGATGTTGGGCATGCCACCGAAGTGATGTGAGCGGCCTTCAAAGCCTTGTCCCTCTGGCATTGGTGTGTGCAGCAGAATCTCGCGGTAGTTCTCGCCACCGGGCAGCGTGTATTCTTCGTGGCGGGTTTGCTGCCCCTCCAGCTCACGCATCTTGAGCGGGAACTTGTTGGCCTGCGCTTTGAGCTTCTCCATAAAGGCTGCACGCTCCATCTGGGGTAGCGCCATGAGGGCTTGTAGGTCACGATCCTCGGCTTCAGCAGGCTTGTAGCCGGGCTTCTTCTGGAGTTCGGCCATGTACTCCGCGCCAGTGCCCTTGGGGCGGGTGATTAACTCTGCTGCGCGATTGATGGGTGAGTACAGTCCGCTCATAGGGGGCGCTCCGTGATGGTGATGTGATCCTTGATTGTGCCACCACGCTTCATGGTGATGTCAGGATTGGTTGGGTCATAGGTGCCACGGTTGCCGGTGGCGGACTTGATCTGGTGCGGATGCAAAACCATATATTGTGACCACATGGTTGCACTGTCATAGCCCTGTTTCTCCAGCCATTCGCTAAATTTCTTTGGGCCGCCATGTTCTTTGATGACTTTACTAAAATTCTGACCATTCATGTCGTAAGGATTTTTGGCAGATATATGCACTGGCATTACCGCGCTGCCATATACCCCGGCGACACTGGGGTCTGTGGTGAAGTAATGACCATGACCTAGCCAACCCTCATCTGTGGATGATCCTATTTTTTTGGGGTCAAACTGATTGAAGGCTGCACTGGTGCCGTGATACAGCCGGTCTTTAACGGCACTGTCCTTCAAAAACTTCTCAAGATTGGCGTCGCGCTCGTGTTGGGGCATTGTGCCGCCCTTGTTCATCAGCGCCAGCTTCATGGCGTCGAGGTCAGTGGTACCGCCGTCAGCCAGCTTGGGCAAGTGGGGCATCATGCCGCGTAGCTCCTTCCACTCAGGGAAAGAATAGAACGGCTCACCATTGGGGCGCATTGCGGCCTCTTTTTTGTACTGCTCAAACATCCGGGTGTTGGCTTCAAACTCAGGGCGTACTGCCGCCATGCGTTGGAGTGCTTGATCTTTGGCGCTGCCGCCAGTCGGTTGTTGTGCCATGTGCGCCCTCGTGGGAAGTTTCCCCGATCATACCTTTGACTAGATGTCAAGTCTATGCTTGCAGCCTTGGCACTTGGAGTCGGCTTGGCCGAGAGCGGTCTTGGTGTACTGGCAGTCACGGGCCATGGTGAAGGGGATGGACTTCATGCTGGCCTCCCGTGTCCAGCCGCTCATGAAGTTTTGATACCAGCCATCTTGAACGGCCACGATATGGTCAAACTCTCGTCGGTTGTGGCACCCATAGGTGATGGTGGGCTTCAGTAGCATTGTAAGTTTCCTGTAAGGTGGAGTCGACTCCACTCAAGCCGAGTAAGGGTTGGTCATGGATCGGACGCGTTGGTTGTACTCATCAGCGTCCAAGATGTCGTCTTCATCCACCGAATCCTCACGGGGGAAGTCGATGCTGATCCAGCCCGCGTCGCGCAGGTAGCGCAGGCCCTGACTGATGCAATCAACGAACTCGTCGTGGACGGTGCCCTCTGGGAATGAGCATATCTGGCTCACGCAGCCTTCGGCCCAGTCTTTCACAAAGCCGGGCTTGGCGCTGGACTCCGGAACATAAACGCGACCGGCTTTGATGATGTTGGCAACGATGGACAGCCTTTGCACTTTGTCAGCTCGGCCGGGGTTATAGGCAATCACCGGCAGGCTGGCCTGTTGCAAGTCCTGAATCAGGCTGATACCGGCGGACTTGTCTTCAACAAGGATCACGTCCACGCGCTTCTTCCCTTTGCCTTCGCCGTACACCACCTCGAACTCGTCGATCACCTTGGGGCGTAGCTGCGGGTACTGGAGGTGGTCTTGCCAGCAGTCAAGGATCATGACGCACATGCCGCCGTCCAGTGGCTTGAACACCCCGAAGGTGATGCAGCCAGTGGGGTCGTTGATGGTCTTGTCGCTGGTGGCGCAGTCGTAGGACTGGAGGATGTACTCCAGCTTGGGAAAGGGTTTGCCTGCGCCCCAGAGCTTGAACCACTCGCGCTTGACGATGCCGCCCTCTTCTGGGTCGATGATCTCGGCGTGAATCTCCTGCCGCCCCAGATTGGTGCCCTCGTACTGGAGAATCTGCTTTTGGAAGCTGGGCGCAAGGTTCTTGATGTTGGAGTACGTGCTGGCCCGCGTGATGGTCACGTCGTCGCCTTCACGGTCGATCAGCTCCAGCACCACGTCCTTGGGTTTGGGTGTGGTGGAGCAGATCAGCTTGGTGCGGGTTCCGAGACGGATGCCGAACTGAATCATGTCCCACGACTCGCGCAGGTACTCCCATGCGGCCAGCTCGTCCAGCCACCCACCATGGAACTGCGGGCCACGAAAGCGTTCAGGCTCTGACGCGGGGATGCCCTTGATCAGGCTTCCGTTGACCAGCGTGATCTCATGCAGGCTGGAGTTGTACTTGGCTACCAGCATGGGCGGGATGACCTTGAGCAGGCCGGAGTCACCCTCGAAGCAGGTGGACTTCAAGTCGCCGGACGTTGGAGCCGACACCAGCCACCGGGTGCCAGCCTCTTCGCATGCCCAAGCTGCCAGCGTCTCAGCCGCTGCACGGGTCTTTCCTGCGCCTCGACCGGCCAGCAGCAGCCAGATGTTCCACCAGTCGCCTGCGGGCTCGATTTGGTGCTTCAGGGCCTGTTCGTTCAGCCACTTGAACTGCCAGTTGAAGACGATCTGCTGGTGCGGGGTGAGGGCGGTGAACTCTTTCTGGGTCTTCTCGTCCTCCATGACGACTTCAAGAGCACTCATTGGGGCTTGATGTATGCGTAGGACTCGTTGATGCTCTTGATGTCCGCCTCCAAAAGGCTTAGGTCTTCCAGCACCTCGCGCTGGACAAGCGCAAGGCGGTGCATCATCAGGTACTCGTCGATGACGTTGAAGTGCCCAGACGACCGCACGATCCATGGCTTGATGTGCAGGCGCAGGCGGAAGCGGCGGTGGGACATGGTGTGCGTAACAACGTCGTACCATGCCCACACGGCCACAAAGCCGCCAGCGGCGCGGTAAAGGTTCAGGCCGACTCGGCGGATGTCGCCCTCTTTGATGAAGTGGATCATTCTGCTGCCTCGTATATCAGTTCAAATAGGTCGGGTTTGAAGGTAAAAAGCTCACCTTTGACTCCAGTGATGATCCAGTCTCCGGGCTCGACCAGAATATCTCGCTCTGGGGTGTCAATATATGGGTAGTCGCCGTCACGCACGGCAGGGTGGTCGCCCAGCTTGAACCACTGTGTGGCTTCTATTACCACGGGCTTTTGGCGGTATTTCATGCTCGTTCATTCCATACGTCAATGGCGCGTTTGTTGGCGTCGGCAAGCGCCTGTTCCCGCGTCTGTCCCTCACCAATGGTGCACCGCACGTCAGGTGCCTGTGCCCCGCAGGAATTGCAGACGGCCACACGCCAGCGGTAGGTGTCGCCTTGGTACACGGTCATTCTTCTGTCGCCGCAAAATGGGCAAGGTTTGGCCTCGGCTTCAGCCACGGGGAATGGTTCGGTCATTGCTCGGACTGCCTTTGCATCTTGAGGTTCTTGAGTAGCTCACCGAAGACATTGTGGTTGTTTTCGATGATCACCGGGTTCACGTCATCCCCAGCGTGAACAACCTTGTCGCCGTATTTCTTGGGGTTGAACTTCGCCAGAAGCTTGAGCCGGGTCTCGATCCGTAGCTTGGAGCGCTGGATGTTGTCACCGTTCACCTGCCAGCCTACGGGACGGCCCTCAGCGTCAAGGCGCTCCATCCAGTCGTTCCCAGCGTTGTCGGCGATGTCCAAGCATTCCTCGGCCATGGCGTCGTAACCAACATCACGCGCATGTGCGATGGCTGTGGCTAAGTCTGGGTCTTTCCGCATCCAGTCATACACCGTCCTCCATGCTGGGAATCCTTCGTTCTCCCTGCATATCTGTCTCAGTGGTATTCCCTCACTGAGCTTCTCACACATTATTCGTGCGATCTCTGGGTTGTATGTGGATGTGCCACCACCCTTGTTTTTGGTCGCGGCCTGCTTTTTGTCTGTCATGTCTTTTTCCTTCCACGCGATGTTTCGGCGCATTGGGTGGAAGTTTAACCTGAAGTTTTAATCCTCGTCCGCTGTGTCGTCTTCAATCTCTAGCGCGTTGATCTGCCTAATGATCCATTGGCAGTCATTTTTCAGCGCTGAAAACAAAGGCAAGCTGGAGAATCCGATGCTGTCATTGCTGCGGCGGTGCATTTCGATCAAGCTTTCGTAGATGCTGCGCACCCGGACGTTGATGTTCAGGGAAACGTACGCTTCAAGGTATTTCATCTCCCAGAGTTCCACCATGGCTTGTATGGTGCGCTCAAAAGAGCCGTCCAGTTCATTGCTGGTGTGGATATTGAAAACGTATTCGCCATTTTGGTTGACGGTCTCACCATTGGCGGATTGTTCGACTTCAAAATTGATTTTGTGTGTGTTCATGGTTTGCTTTCGGTGGGTTGTGGGGTTACTTTGTGCAAGACGCATGCCTCTTCCAAGGCTTGGGACAGCTCCAAGTATTTCTCCATGGGTACATGGCAGATTTGCATTTCTTGGGTGATGATCATCACGCCCGTGCCGTAAATGATTGCGTCTCGGGCCGCATTGCCTATGGCATCGGTGGTGGTTGTGTGCAGAACTTGCATCACTCTGGAGTCGTCGGTCATGTTTTTACCACCGGAAGTTCTCGCCACGATCCCATGATGAGGGTGAACATATCGCCAGCGGATTCTTTCCCGTTGGGGTGCTCCCAGAACTGCTGGAGGATGTACACGGGCACGGTTTTTGTCACGAAGCCCTGAACGTCGTCGCTGGGAAGGGTGTCCACCTTCTGGGTCACCATGCGCTCGTGGATGCGCAGGTACATAGTGGGTTTCATGATTTGCTTTCGGTTGGTTGGTTGAGAATTTCGCCCAGCTTCTGCTGATAGTGGCGGCACTTTCCGGCATCGTCTTCGCCCTTGCGGCCTTGGCGCATCCCGTACTTTATTACGTTTCCTTTGAGATAGCCGATGAACTCTTCTCGGCTTAGGATTGACTCCATGACGTGCCATGGCTGTACGGCCATGTCCTTGTAGTGGGTTCCGCCTACTTGGCCTTGATCTACGTCACTCATGTCTGCTCCCAAGGATTCGATGCTCGGCCCACTTCTTGTAGGACTTGAGTGCGATGTTCTCCAGCTCCAGCCGGTCGATCTTGGCTTGAAGGCTGCGCATGCGGCTTGTGGCCTGATCAATCCACTCTTTGACCTCCATGGGCATGTGGTAGGTAGGCTCGGGCTCTTGGCGGGGCTTGGAGGCCGGTTTTACGGCCTTGGCGGGGGCTTGGAGTAGCTTGGCCTTGGCT